TTTTTCTTTTTCAATTGATTGCGTTCAATTGCTTCGGCATAGTGATCTATCTTATCGTATTGATTACGTTTTTGATGATTTAACTTTGCCATGTTCTAAAAGTGCCGTCCTAAGTTTTTCTGACCCGCCTACTCTAACATTAATAATACCATTGTAGTATTCATCTGTTTCAAGTACACGCCTGTCAAATTGTTCTCTTGCCTCTATGTAGGACATTTCGCCCCTACCTTTACATAGGTATAATATTTCTCTTGTGAAGTTTTCTGGGCCTAGTGCTGCAACGTCAGCATTGAGTCTATCAGATGATCCCCAATAGTCTTTCCAATCGCTTTCTTTTGTGCCGCGCCTTTTATTTTTCTTGCCTTTGAGTGGAGGTTTGGTAGTTTTAAATTTTGCAAGTTTTTTGCCTATATATTTTTGCCCAGTAGTTAGATTGGTTATGAGATAAACAAAACCTTCGTATTCGTCTGGTATTGTTTCTATTACTTTGCCTTGATAAGTCCACTCCATGCGTGTACTTACCGATTGCCTATGTTATTTGCTTTCTATCTTGGTTTGATGCTTTTCGTGTATTTCTTCCATGCGGGCCTTTGCAAGTTCTCGTATTTTTCTTAACCAACGCCTTGCTTCTCTGTGTGTTCGCACACTATTTCGAGCCTCAAACTTTTCGTTTGCCTTAAAATAGGCCATGTATGCCTTTGTTAGTTGATCGTGTGTATCGTCTTCAATCATTAATCTACAATGTCTATGTCATTTGCATATGACGTAAAGCCATTCTCCTTCACAACTTTCATAACATGATTAACTCTTCCAACTAATTCGTCTTTGTGCGAGATTAGATAGACATTTTTATCACGTTCGCGCCCCATTTTCTTAAGGACGCTTAGTGCATTTTCTACACCAGCGGTATCCATACCGCTATCGATAAGTTCGTCAATGAACAGTAAGTTAATGTTTTGATATAAACTTTCCCAAACATCTCTAAATGCAAAGCTCATACCTAATATAAGTCTGTTGCGCTCACCACGACTCAGATTATCAAAGTCTAGATCCTGACCTAACTGTGTAATTTCAACGTTTAGATCATTTTGGAATACAACTTGATGCGGCAGACCCAAACGATCGAGATAGTATGTAAGTCTATTGTTTAGATATGCGAGATTTTGATCAATAATTTTCTTACGTATAAAACTATCTTTGTTTGTAAGAAGTTTAAGCAAAAATTCTTGGTGTTCCTTAAAGCTTGTAAGATCATTTACAGGCATCCAGTCAATATCTTGTAGTGCAGTTTCTGTCAGATCGTTAATTTGTTCTTGATAAGGATCTGCTTCTGTTTGCTTTGCTTCTAATGTTTGTTTTAAACTATCAACATTCTGTCTATGTTCGTAAGCTTCTTTAGCAGTTTCATAAAATGTATTAGGACGTCCGTTGATATCGCCAATTTCACCTAATCCTGCAAGAACATCTTGTAGTTTTGTACTAACTTCGGTTTGATATGCTATTGCATCGTTTAATTCTTTAGTTTTTCTAGACAAAATTTCTTCTTTTTTGTCTGCGTGAAGCTCTTGTCCGCAAGTATAACATGTAGCATCGTCAAGATTTGAGATGTCTTTTTCTGCTTTTTCAACACTTTTATCAGCACGTAATAGTGCCGAGTCCAGTGTGCTTTTTTCCTTATTAAGAGCCAAAATAGCATTGTTCATTTCTGTCCAATTAGACAGTTTTTCGTGTGCTTCTAGCTCGGCATCAATATCTAGTTTTTCTAATTGTGCAATACCCTGTGATAATTTTTCACAATCTTGCTTCTGTTTAGATTGCCAAGCACGTTGTCTACCTTCTAATGTGCTAATGCTTTCATTAATTTTTTCATTAGCTGTTTGAATTGCATTAATTTTTGCAGTTTCCTCTGTGATTGCTTCTTTGGTCACACGAACTTGTTCTTTAAGTGCTTCTGCCTTTTCTGTAAGAATCGTAATACCTAACAATTGTTCGATAATAGCACGTTGATCATTTGCTCGCATACTTAAGAACGGCTCAGTGTAGGTATTAAGTGCAACAATATGCTTAAACATATCGTGACTCATGTTTAGTAAGTCATTAATAAATTCTTGTGTTTTACGACTATCGCCTTGCGATTCATCGATCATTTCTTGTTCTTGATCATTAATATAAAACTTAAGAACGTTAGGCGAACGTCCTCTTTCAATACGATAATCTTGTCCATCTTTCTCAAAATGCAAAGTCACTAACATTCCCTTGCTATTTGTCTTATTAATAAGATTATTACGCTTGATGTTAGTCAATGCAGTACCGTATAATGCATACGATAGTGCATTAATAATAGTTGTTTTACCAGTACCATTGCGGGATCCGCTGTCGTCTCCGCCTTGATCTAGATTTTCACCTAGCACAAGTGTTAATTGTTCTCTATTAAAGTCAACAGCTTGAGTTTGATTGCCCACGCTCATAAAATTCTTGACGGTAAGATCTTTAATTTTTATCATAGTTCGTTATAAATGTCCAAAAGTGTTTTCTTGTCGTAGTTAGTAGTGTCTAATGCAGATATTTCTCCTGCAACAATCTGATCAACACTTTCAAAGTGCTGAATGTCTAATTGTGTCGAAATTTCTTCCATTTGTTTTTGCGGAATAAGACTTATCTCTCTACAGTTGTATTGTCTAATGAATGTCTCTTTGATAAATTGTGCTTCTTCATAACTGATAGGCTTATCAATAGTGACACGTAGGTACATTTTAGGTTTTATAATACTTTCGATATTATCTAGTAAATTGCTTAATGCTATAGTTCTGTATTTAGGACAATTAGGCCAGTTAATATATTCAGGTTCCTTGCCGTTTTCGCGATCAAGGATCATCATACCACGCTCGTCGTCTCCAGCATCTGCATAGTTATGGGGAAATGCATTACCTATATAGTGTACTTTACCTTGTTTTTGCCGCTTGTGAAAGTGACCACTGAATACATATTCTTGATTTTTAAAATGTTCTACTTTTAAATCACCATGATCAGGCATTTGCACCATAGCGTTCATGTAAAAGCTAGGAAGTTCAAAGTGACCAAACATGTATTTGGCTTTGATCTTTTCAATCTTCTTCCATTCATCGCCTACTAGCCACGGAACAAGACACACGTCGTCTTCTTGATAAATTTCATCAACAAATGTAATACCTGGAATATGTTTTGCAAATGCAGTTGAATTTACGTCACGCTTGTCTTTGTAGTATAAATCGTGGTTGCCGTCAAAGAAGTAAAACTTTTCAAAAGCAGAACCAAGTTTTTCCATACTACGAATGGTTGCATCCATAGTCGTAAGGTTAAGACTGTTGCGATTGTGATGCCAATCGCCACAAAAGATACCAGTTTCACAACCATTGGCTTGTGCTTGTTCGATAAACCAGTCGACAAATTCTTCGCAATCGTCGTTGTGTACACGCGAGTTGCCTTTTAGACCAAAATGGATGTCTGTAAACACCGCAGCTTTTTTAAACAAAATTAAATTCCTCTTTTATGCTGTCTTATAATAGCAGTTTTTTTGACAGGTGTCAAGAGAATTTTGTTATTTTTCATTATTTTCTGCTTCTCGTTTAAGAGCAGCTTCCCACTCTCCTGCATGTTGTCTAGTATGACTTGGATTGAGATCGTTCATTTCTAGAATATCATCTCTAATGTTTTGATTGCGTTTTTCAATATTGATAACTCTTACAAATGAGTTTGTCACAGCCGCAGTATAATACGCAAAAGGATTCTGTGATTTTGATTCGTCAAACTGTAATCCAATCTGAGCAAGTTGTAGAATTGCTTGACCGCGCATTTCGTCATTGTAAGTATAACCACGAACATTACCGCGAGTAGCATATCGATCACACAATTTCATCCACATAAGTGCAAGTTTGTCAGTTGCCTTACCGTGATCTTTTGAAAAATGTCCGTTTTCCATACCTCCTATCCAGTGACTTTTACCTACGCAAACAAGTTCGCCGTCCTCGTTAAACTTAAAATGTTGAAAAGGAGGAAAGTTAAGCTTAGTTTTTGTATCTGCAACAGTTTTTGGATTCTTTTTTCGTCCAGGTTCCTCTGGAATATGATCAAAAGTCATAATACGAAAGATAAGTTCTTCTTTTGTAATCTTTTTATAATCAACTTCGCATTCTGCTAATTTAATCTTTTCGCCTGCTAGTTTACGCGAATCAAAGTCTTGATGTTGCAATCTTTTTGCTTTGTTTCTTTTTGCTTCTGCTATTGTTCTAATATTAATTTTTTCAATACTAGGTAATATAATATCGTATTGCCCGTATTCTGATTCAACATAGCTACAAAACTTGTTTTTTGATTTGTGTATTTCTTTCAAAATATCTTTATTGTTAAGGTAATTTGTTTTCCTCATGAGTTCTCCGTTATTTTAA